GCGTTATAGCGCCCCCTGAAAGTGCCGCTCACAATGTCGTTCCCATCCTGTTCACCCAGCACGTCAAATGATTCCCATTTTCCAGCGATGTCAATTGCCAGTTTCTTGTTGCTTGTACCGTCGAATGTCAGCCGGATAATTCTGGGAGTGCCAGCGCGCCATTTTGCCTTTTCGGCAATAGCGGTCGTGTCGTGCTCAAAGGTGATCTGCAAGGTCACTTCAGGCGTGGTCTGTTTGATAAACGAGAAATACAACTCGCCATCAGCCGTGTAAACCGGAAGCCAGCCGGTATTGATACTCAGGCTCATTCCAAGCAATTGGTTTGAAATCTGCGTTGTAGCCGGGAATGCCTTTACATCATCAATGTAGAGTTTGCCCTTGCCAAACAGAATCTCTTCCACAGTGGTTAAAGCAACGCCAGGCGTGAAAGTGCCAGGCTCAACCTGCCGTCCAACGATCTCGGCGCTCATCATTACCGCTTGCCCTGCAGAACCAGTCAACGAGATAGACCGAGCGAAACCGAAGCTAAATTCTTCTTCACCAGCATTGTCCCCACCCTCGATTGTGTAGGTAGCAAGATCGGTAGAGGCAACCATGTCGGTCGAAGAAAACGGCATGGCATAGGTGTAAGTATAGCCGCTTGCATCGGTTGTGGGTGTTACGCTCTCAATGCCCATCTCAAATAAATAAGGCAGTTGCTCAAAAGTAGCCTCTACCTCGTTCAGTGACAATCCGGCTTCGTAGCGCGCGATATAGGATCGGTCAGAGCCGCCCAATATCCCGATGTCTTCTGTCGGGAATATTTGTTCCAGATTGTCTTGAATCACGCCAGTTCCGCGCCATACAATGTCCGCGTTTACTTTTGTGCCAGCTGTCTCTTCTTTGCCAAGCTGGATTTTTCGTAATACTTTAATTCCTGCTGTCATTTAGTCCTCCTCGAAGGTCGTTATTACCTCAGGCTCAACGGCCTTCAGCTTGTGTTTGTTCTCGGCATACAGACCGCTCTTTTCCAGCTTGTCTTTGCCATACTTCTTGACTTCCTCCGCGCTTAGATCGCGCGCGGGTATTCCCACAATAAAACTGCCCTGCCCGATGTATTTCATCTTCATTTTTGCCTCTTTCTCTTCGGCTTCAAGTCATCATCCAGCACGTTGCCCATGTGCCTGACGTATCTCTCAACAGTGGTAAGCCGCAACATCTGCGCGTTATCCACCGCCCAGTCAAATGGCTTTTCATCCCCCATTGCATCGTCATCGTGCTTCACAATATCAGCCAACTTGCCCGCGTAACAAATAAACTGGCAGTGATGCGCCACCGCGTAAGCCTGAATGCCTCGGTAGGTTATCCGAATGTCCTCGTCACTTTGCGTGTATTGCTTATGCCATTCATAATCGCGCCCGATTGACGTGCAGAAGTCCTTATCCCACTGCTCCGGAATGAACTTTCCTGTTTCATACACGCCATATTTCCTGCCCCAGTCCTTCGTGAACAAGTTGCCCCAGCGCATTTGTGTTCGCGCCGGATAGCCGCTCACCTGCCCGACGTTCGGGAAATGTTTCATCAACTTGACCTGCGCCACAAACCAATTCGGGTAGTAGTACATATCATCATCAGCTACGCCGAGTATGGTTTCAGGCGGCACAGCCCTCACAATTCCAGCCCTCGCGCTTGCCTTGCCAACATTCGTGCTGAGCATAACGTGATCTGGCTTATACTCATCCACCAGCCAATCCCTGAACTCCTGGCACGAGCCGTTATCCCAGATAAAAATCCCACAATCCAGCCCCGCATTTTCCCGCATTGTAGTCAGCGAAGTTTTTACCACCTCGAAGCGCTGTTCGTGGTAGCCCTCAAGGTTCGGCAGATAAACAATTGCAGACGCAATTAATGGCTTATAGCCGCTCACCTTTGCCTGCCGCATCGGGTTCATGTCAGTTCTCATCGGTCAGCCTTTCTATTATGCCCATGACTGCCAATCCGCCTTCTCAAACACGTCTAAATGCGTGCCTGGAGTCAGGTTCACCACCTTGCGTCCGGCGTTCTCATAAGCGTGTTTCGCAAGGTTATAAGATAACGTGGTGCGGTCAAGGTTGGGTCGCCAGTACATAACATGGTCATCATAATAATCAGGCGTAAAGTGAGCGGATTCCTTCCCTTTCTGCACCGTACTGGGCGCGCCGTTGTACCCGTAGAAGTGGTCAACGCCAATCAATCCAACTTGCTCAAAGCCATGAAAGAACGCCAGTTGCAGGTGAACGAATGTCACAGTCGCTCCATCGTAAATCCACCGGCGCGGCTCGTAACTGAACTCCCTCCGGCTTGCGTCATTATTGATCGGATACGCGCCGGGAATGAGGTGAGCAAACTCTTTCCTGATCCACTTTTCTTTGCACTTCAAAGCCTTAATTTCATCAATGTAATTAGCAATCCAGAGCGGATCGCAGAAGGCGTAATAATCCGGCGTGTATTTCAGATAGACGCGGTTAGAGCCAAAGGTTGAATATTTAGCCAGAAACTCATTGGGTATGTTCGCAAGGCTCGGCCCATTGCCGATAATCAAACATGTTTTCTTGCTCACGCGACCGCCTCCGCCATAACCTTCACCGCCTCTTGCCCGCCGCTCATCCGCTCGCCCTGGTCGTGAATCGCCATCAGGTGTTTGCTTTCCATGCCGATGCCGCTTAGCAGCCCGGCCTTGCCAATCGCCTTGACGTAATCATCAATCAGTGCCAGATACTCGTCACATCTGCGGCTTCTGTAACCCGTCGCTCTCGCCCCCGCCAGTTCATCCTCTTTTGCCTCCAGCGCGTCCGATGCCAGCCGAATTTCATGCTGGTGCGCTTGCCACGCGTTGGAACTGGAGTTCATCTCAGTTTCATAAACCTGCCTGCTCAAAAAGTAGTTGCCCGTTTCAGCTTCCATGATTTTGCAAGCCTTGATATGCCGTTGATTCACTTGCATTGCCGCATCGTACAGATTGAACTGGTGCGCTAAATTCGCGGCTTCGTTGGCGTATTTCTCGAAGTCTTTCACTCCCACGCTGTAATCCTTACTGAAGGCATTGACCGTGTCGGTCAGCAGCACCTTCGCGTGTTTGTAGTTTTCCAGTGCGATCTTAGCGCCTTCACTCAGCACTTTCACCCTTTCCTCAAACGTGGAAATTGGGATGGTAATATCGCCTTCATAGCCATATAGCGGTGACTTGTAAAAGGACGCGGAGTGAAAATCAACTTCAATACCCCGCCCATAAGCCACGCCGCACCAATAAGCCACGCAAGGGCGTTGATGAGCATATTCGGTATTGGTCTCCATTTCGACGCCATAAATCTCAATCCTTTTGTAGCCCGCGTAAATCGCGTAAGCAATTGCATAAGCCACAGTGGTGGTGAAGTACCACTCCGCCCCCTTAAATTCCTGCTTGATCTCTTCCAGCGGAAAGCGTCTTGACATTGGCACGTCATCAAATTGCTCAATCATGAAGACAGTCGTGTTGTGATTGTTCTTCAACCACTCATAATATTTCGGGTCGTTCCGGTTCTGCGTTGACCGCCATACCACCGGCTTATGCAATTGCAATAAATAGTCAGCACGCGCCACTGTTCCGCGTGAAATCATCTCATTGAAAACGAACACGTCACAATCCGTGCGCGTCTGGTCGAACTCCCCCATCGTTGCCTGGTGCATCCCAAGAATTACAGCCGTCTTTTTCAAACTAAACCTTTTTTCTAAGTACTTGGTGTCTCGCGGAATTTCAATGGGATCGAGAATGAAGCCATCTGCGTGGTCACCCTGTCCCATTGCGCAGGCATAACCGCGAATGTCACTGGGAAGACAATCGTGTCTACCTTCCCGTTCAAAGTCGGATCACCCGCCAGCTTTCTCAGGTACTCCGGAATAATTGCGTTCAGTTCGTAATAAGCCGAGCGCATCGTCACCCTTGAAACGTGAAAATCCACCTTGACTGTCAATAACAGCCTTGCGGTGGTTGAGTCGTCTATGGACCCGCTCCCCTCTGCAATGTAAGCAATCGCCAGCGGTAAAACAGAAGCGTCATCCACCGGGTAAGCCGGCGCGCCCTTCACCCGCGTTCCAGTGATCGCCAGCGCGTGGTATTGCAACCGCTCTATTGCATCCGTGATAATGTTCGTTGTCATGCGCTCACCATATTGTGTGTCTTGTACCGCTGTAGAATCATCTTCACATCAGGATCTAATTCCTTCACGTAGACCATCTCGCCCAAACTCGGATTAGCGCCGCCGTCCTGATAACCCTGTTTTGCGCGCATGAACCATCTAACCGCCTGAATCTTGCAAGCCTGCTCCACTTCAGCCGGTGGAGTTATGGACCAGCCAAACACGCCAGTCACCTTGACGCCCTTTCTGGTCGTGCCCCACGTGCCCTTGCTGCCAGAGTCACTGTCCACCACCAGCGACATAATCGGCATCCCCAGCGAAGAATAGTTGTAAGGCGCAACGAAATAATCGCTGTCAACCGTCCAGTCGGTATAATCCGAAGACTGCCTCCCACCGGATTCACTCACAGCTACACTTATCAGGCTTACCATCGGGTCGATATAAATCTGTTCTTCACCGCTGCCGTCAAAATAGCGGGTCTGGCTGTCGGTGGTTGGGTAGAAGTAATTGTCCCAGCCGCCAACGTACCTGTCGATCATGCGCGATGCGGCTGTCACCATGTTTCCAAGTACGTTGTCGTAAGTTTCGTCACTCACATCAAATAGCGGTGAGTCTGGTATGTCATTCTTGATTTCCGCAGCCTTCACATAATCTGCCATAAATCCTCCAAATTTCCGGGGGGGGCTTTTACACCCCCCCCTTCAGGTAAACCAAAATTAGGTGCTTGCGCTAATATGCTCTTCCTGCGGGTAGCGATCTTCAATCAGAGCCGTTACGCTGGTCGCGTAGTTAGTAATAGCGTCAACGCCGTCAAGCGTCACACGTACACCAACCGCGTCAGACAGAGAGCCTTGCACAGCAGCTGGATCAATGTCGATCAATAGCGCCATATTGTCTTGCTCCGCCGTGATAGATAGACCGGTGTTAGCGCAGGTAGTCGATTCGCCCCAATCATCACTGCCAACTGCAGCGGACAGCCGGTAAACGAAGGGCAAAGCCACATCGCTTGCACCGGTGGTGTTGCCAACAGCGGTAGTTGCCTCAACAGTTACCAGCATAAAGTCGGCAGCATCAGAAGTCATCTCGCCCCAGTTCACCAGGAACGAGAGCCATTGGGTATTCTTCAGCCGAACAGCGTACGAATGAATCGCGGCGGTTGTGGCTGCCGGTGCCAGCACCGGAACAATGTGTAATTTTTCAGCATAGCGTGCCATTTCTATTCACCTCCAGATTAGGTGGTCGCAGCAAGTGCAATGAACGGACTGACCGTGTTCACGCCATCGTAAGCAGTGATCGCGGCATTGTAATAAGGCTGGCCGTCCACCCGGTAAACGAAGCGGAAGGCGGTCTCATCATAGTCGAACTTAATGTGAATGCTGGAAGCAGCCTCTACTCCGTTCTTAGTGATAAGAGCGTAAGCGGAAGGCGATGCTAACAGGATGTCACCCACAGTGCCCAAGTTCGGGCAATATTCATTCTCAATGACTGGTCTGCCAAGCAATGAACCAAATGGAACATCAGGGCGGATGCTTGGAGCAAACACCGGCATGTCACCAATAGTCATGTTCAGCAATTGCGGATAAACAGCCGGATTGACGAACCAAACATAGTCGTTATATCCAGGCAGCCGGCGCGCCCACATGCGCCCAATATCCAACGAGTCAATCTTTGAAGCGTCCGTGCGGGTCGCTGAAACAAGCGCGCCACTTTGCAGGATGCCCAAAGGCTTGCCAACGCCGTCACCGTTGATGATCGCGGCTTCAACTTTGAAGCGCAATTCGTTCGGGACTTCGTTAGTGATCCAACTTTCCAGCGCGGATGCGTCAGCCAACAGCTCGTCGGTGGCATAGCACAAGGCAGCCACTTTCTTGAGCTTCAGGTCGATCTGGCGGAGCTTGGGTTTGCTTGCGGTCTTCTGCGCGGCCTCAGCCAGCCAGTAACCTTGCACGCCGCCCATGCGCGAACCATCGGCACGGGAAGTTTCGTCAATCGCGTTAATGGTAAGAGTGTTACCATCAACGCGGATTGGATTGAAGCGGCTCAACACCGACCCAACACCCCACATGGATTGCTGAATGCCAGCCGCGATTTGTGGCGGCAGCAAATAACCACCCTGGCTTGGCGTGGTCTCGTTCAACCCCGTCGCCTTGAAGGGCTTTAGCCTCTGCTCTTCCTGTCCGGGATACATTTCTGCCATCTTCACGGCCTGGAAAAACTCCGCAGCGGTGAATGGATTGGCTTTGAGTGAGCGGTCGGTTTCGTCGTCTGTGACTTCCACGTACCCGCCTTTTACTTTTGGTTGTGCCGCTTCATAAGCCTTGATAGCTTTCTCAGCAGCCTCTTTAACAATTGCCTCAACGTCGATAGGTGGTGAGGTTTTGATTTCTTCTTCCACGATTTCCTCCTCATGGCTAATAGTTTCGACTGCCTTTTCTTCGGCAGCCGGATAAATTGATTTCAACGGAATTGCAACATTTCGGTACTCAGCCGGTGTCTTGGTCAAAGTTGCCTCTGCCAACGGCCATGTCGATATGAAAGTTCCGCCTTCCTCCATCGCTTTCGATACCAGCGATCCTCCCGCCTGACTCGACCAGCCGAGCTTCCCAGCTTCAGCTAGTTTATAAATCTTGCGCTCATATTCGTCCCGCATTGAAAGCTGTGCCTCGAACCAGACCCCGACATCATCAAAGCTGGTCACTTGCCCCCGCCCGATTTTCCGGCTCTTTATCACCGGGTCGTAGCCATGTTCGTAGTACACGGGAAGGTGGTCACCCTGACCGATGCCAAGATCTGTTTCAGGCGTGAAGTAGTCACCGGTGAGATCAACATCACCAGAACCGCCCCAACGCACCAAATACCCTCCGACCTTGCCCTCGCCAAATGCCTTTACCGCATCCCCAAAATAGATCATTGTGTCAGTTTCCATGACACCTCCTTAAACTTGCGAAGCCGTAAACAAACGCCCATTTGCGCTGTTTCGGCTTCAGTACCCACTGACCACCTGGTTGTCACGCTGCGATACCCATCGCCCGCGTGCTACCTGTATTCAGTTGTTACAAAATTACATTGCGTCTATTTCCCTCTTTAATGCAGAATTTATCTGCTCAACTCCCTCAGTGCCGTACATATCCACGACCTGCTGATCTGTGATCCAGCCGGTCTGTCTGTGGTAGCCGGCTTGTCCCGCCGCTGATTGCACCAGTTTTGCATAACTGACATTCGTGCCAATTCTTGCGCCGAAACCAGCATCAATTGGCTCAGTTGTCCATGATTGCCCTAACTTCTCAGAAGAGCCAGAAGCGCCGCGTGCATACGGTACTGTTATCGCGCCGCTCTTCAGCCTTGCAAAGTAACCAGCCCGCATCCGTTGCGCCTTCTCGCCAGGTCCATAAAGATTCGGGTTAGGGCCGTGCCGCTCCGGCGGATATTGTTTAATTTTCCCTTGTATGAATTTTGCAGATAACTGAATAGCTGACTTGACCGATTGCATACTTTGTAGCGAAGTCAACTTCTTGATCAGTTCGTCCGCGCCTTCTACAATAATCTGAACCATTATGCCTTCTTCGGAAAATCGTAAGTTACCCAGCAGCGGCATCTCGGATGCACTGGCGGATAAACGCCATCTTCAATCGGCAACCCGTGTTTAGGACCGCAAATCGGACAGACACGCTCGTCGTTGTTCGTTTGCCAAATCGGGATCATCTTGATTCCAGATTCCCGCTCCAACTGCTCAACCACCGCGCGCTCACCTTCAACAGACGCCCTGGTTGTTTCTGTTATGGCAATCATCTCAGCCCTAATCGGACTGTACCATTTTGATAACGATTCTTCCAGTTGCCCTAAATTCCAGCCCTCTTCATAAAAGCGAGGTAAGGTTTCAGCCAACCCTTGCCTTATTGTTTCTGTCAGCCCTCGTACAAGATCAAACGAATAAGTACGTGCCCAGTTGGAGGCGGTATGATTGATCATGTTCCAATCAACACCAATTCCAATTGACACAACTAGTGCTTCGGCTTGCCGGATGAATGTGTCAAATAAAACAGGCTCAATATCAGCCTGGAGTTTCTTCCATCCGCTCTGCCAGTATTCGTAAGGTACATTCTCAGTTCGCGGCGGATTTCCCAGCAGCCGCATCAACTTTTTCAATTCAGCAGTCTGCCCCGTTTGTATGAGTTTCATCAGCAGTCTTTCTAATTGCCTGCGGTTTATCGGCATGAGTTTCATGTACGCGGATGCCTTATCATCCAGCATCCCGACAATCTCAGGATGATGTTTGACACTCTCATACAGCGCATCTAAAACCAACCGCTTTATCATGCTTCTGTTTCTGCCACATCCTCAACAGGTGTAATGCTCTCAACCGCCCTGTTCAACGCGTCAGCCAGTTGCTTCAGCGCGTCATCATCCTTCCGGTCAAGCTCAAACGCCCGCTCAATGTCAGCCTTCGTCCGGCAATTCACCAACCGCTCGCGGATCGTGGATGCAACCTCCTCAGACAGCGTCTTACTCACCCACGCGAAGTCCAGGCTCTTGCCCTGCTTCAGCTTACGAAAGGCTAAATCCTGCCAGTGTTCCAGCTCCCTTAGTTGTTCCAAAGTCAGTAAAGTCGGCGCGGATTTTATTTCGTCTGGCTCTGCTATGTCAGGCTCAACCTCATCCATCCGCGCTTCGCTCTCTATCACGTCCTCGCCCTTAGGTAGCACGAATGCATCATCCAGCGCCTCGTACGCGATCCCCTCCGGTAAGTCGATACCGACCACTTGCGCGGCAATGCTGGGTTTCATGCCGCTTGCAACGTAAGCGCGGTATGCTCCGGCGCGTTCAACTTCCTCTTCCTGCCCCTTATCGCTCATCTCAGTTCTGAACTCCCAGCGCAAGCCCAACGGCTCGAACATCCGCTCGTTCAATTCATCCTGCATATAGTTTGCATAAGGGACGACCGTGTCGCGAAACCAGACCATGTACTCAGTTTTCGCCGTTGCATAGTTGGCGCTATTTGCCAGGATCAATGATAACGGCATACCAGCCGCCATTGCAATGTCAGCCACCTTCTCGTCATGCAAGCCGGATTTGGTAAGCGAGTCAATTCCTTCTCCGATAACCTTTACGTCCATCTCGCCGGCGGATATTACCTTGCCCAGATACTTGCTCCAACCGTGAATGATCTTGTCCCACACCGACTCGATCTTCTCGCGCTCTTCCCGCGTTGGCACGCCCGTCACACTCAGCAAAGCCGGTTTGATCCCGCCGCGCTGGAAGAAGTTCTGCACGTAATAATCCGCGTAGTACAACACGCCTGCCGCCGCCATAAGCGCCTTAAATTCCGTGTTTTTTGACGGTAGCAACTCGGTTGTATGGTCCAATCGCCACATCCAGCAGCTGCGGTTGTCTTTGACGCTGTACTCGATTGTTTCACTGCCTACCCGGCGCTTGAAACTCTTGATGCCTTCCCACTTGTCGATCACCGGCGTGATCGTGTTTGGCACGACATAGCGCATTCTTTTTTGAACACGGTTGCCTTCCATGAATCCATACGCGCTGTTTGTCATAAAAAGGGATAATCGCCATAATCTCAATAATTCGCGCGGGTTAGGTAGAAATCCAACCTTGTTCTCGTAATTGTCACTCGTGTCATATTCAGTTTCACCCCTAAAGATCGCAAAAGGAATGTTAGAGATCGCCTCAGCCGTCATGTTCGCCACGCGGTAGACCGCAGCCACGCGTGAATATAGTTGCTCGTCGCTGGTATCGTTAGGCGCACCCTCTATCCAGTTCCAGGCTTGATCAGGATATTGCGGCAGGTCGATTCCCTTCAAAGTCTTTCCGTCTGTGTAATAGTGCAAATTATTCGGCATCCCTACCCTCTTTAATCATATGAACTGAAGTACCATCGGTCGGCTCGGATCGCGTCCCACGCGAATGCCAGACTCATTACACAATCGTCATGCATACCTTCTGGCGCGGAATAGCTGAATCCGCCGGAATTGTTGCGCTTACTCTCGAAACTCAATAGCTCACCAATCAGTACTGGATTGTTGATGATTGATATGTGCCCATTCTCAAGCGCCGCTTGCAAGCCCTGAATAATGGATTGCTTTGTCGCGCTGGTAGTCGTGAACGGGATGATTGCCAGCCCGCGACTCGCTAACTCGTCAATAACCGGTCTGCCAATGCTGTTACTCTCAACCACCATCGAAGTCAAATGATAGCGATTATAGTCTGCCTCTAACCGGTTGATCAACACCGGATAGTCCACCCTATTGAAGCGATCCATGTAGACCATTTCTTTGCTCTCAGCATCCAACACGCTCACGACCGTGAAATCCACGCTTGCAGCAACGTCCACCCCTGCCACGTACTGCTTGCCCTGCTCGTACTCGCGCGGCTCTAAGACCGCTGCTTCCCGCACCCGCCTAAACACGCCACCGGACAAATCCACAAATTGTGCTAGGACTTCCTGCTCAAATATCTGTCTCGGCTGGCTATAAAACAGTTTCTCAATTTCCGAGAATGGAATATCAGGGTTCTCGTAAGGGTTAGGCTCTCGCGCCAACCCTTTATCGGTTATCCTCACGCCTAACGTTGGCACTTGCCACGCCATACTGTCGGGATCGTCTACAGCATTTGCGTGCTCTTCCCAATACCAATTCCGTCCATAAGGTGTACCAATTCCCCATGCCCAACCGTTCGTATCAATCAGCATCGGTCGCAATACCTCATTCCAAGCTTTCCGGTGAATGTACGCAGCTTCATCCATCACCACCCCATCGGCGGTGTGCCCGCGCGCATTGTCAGGATTGTCAAGACTGCGATATAAAATCTTGCCACCGTTGGGAAAGTAAGCCTCCATGCGTGACTGGTTGAATTTTGCAACGCTGTGAGCCGCTTTGCGCGTTTCTTCAAAGCCAATGTTCACCTGGTCGTATGTCGGCGCGCCCCATAACATAGTCTTTCCTTGTGCTGCGTTCTCAACTGCAATTGCCATAACTAAGGTCGTCTTTCGCCATCGTCTACCAGCGGATAACCAATTGAATCGTTTTGATTCATTGCGAACCAATATCTGCCCTTGATGCGGATAAGGCAGCCGTATGTGGTCATTCTTCTCCACGCCAGTCATTCACATACTCGATCTGGACTTTTCCACCATCAGCACCCGTCACTTCCTGCCGCTGCGTCGGCTTGCCAAATTCCCTGTCAAGTATCTCAGTCGCGACTGCTTGCTTGATACGTTCATCTCGCGCTTTCAAGCCGGCAACTTTGACTTTCGCGGCTTCTTCAACCGCCTCTCCGAGAATAAGAACCGCACGAAGAGCTTTGTCTTTGCGTAAAATATCGGCGCGAGAGTTTAGATCTTCATAATCTCGCTTGTAAAGCCAGCCCTCCGACATGCCGCATTTTTTCAGTGCTTCTGAGTTACTAACGGCATCAGACCGCGCTAAAACAT